TCGTCGTCAGGCAGAGTGGAGATATTCTGCTTTAACTGAGCCATTTTTAGGTAGTAGTAAGTTATTCAAAGTTAGTCCTGTTACTTTTGAAGATACTAAGGGTGCTGACCAGAATGAGCTAGTTTTGAACTGGCAATTTAGAACAAAGTTGAATAAGGTAAAATTCATTGATGAGTACATTCGTGGTACTGTTGATGAGGGTAGTTGTATAGTTCGTATTGGTTGGGAAAGACGAACAATTCTTATTAATAAAGTTGTTCCAGTTTTTACCTATTATCAAATAGTCGATCAAGCTGCTTTATCAGAGTTTCAACAAGCGCTGGGTATGCAGTCAGAAGATAAACGATCTTTTGATGAGTCTGCTCCTCCAGAGATTAAGGCTGCTGTTGAATACTATCTTGAAAATGGTGTTGCAACTACTGCTCAAATAACTGGTGAAGAAGTTATTAAAGAGGAGAAGATTCTTGAAAACAAACCACTTGTTGAAGTTAAAAACCTTAACAACATCTTCATTGATCCATCTTGCGGTGGCGACTTAAATAAGGCACTTTTTGTTATTGAGTCTTTTGAGACCAATAAAGCTGATTTGTTAAAGGAACCAAAAAAATATAATAAGAATCAGTTGGATTTAGTCGATTGGCAAGGAAATACTCCTTTATCGCAGCCTGACCATGAAACCTCTACTCCAGAATCATTCCAATTTTCCGATGCTAGTCGTAAAAAGGTAGTTGCTTATGAGTATTGGGGTTACTATGATATTAACAACGATGGTTCTTTGGCGCCTATCGTTTGTACTTGGATTGGTAGCACAGTTATCCGAATGGAGATAAGCCCATTCGCTGACGAGAAGGTTCCTTATGTTTTGGTTCCTTACTCTCCAGTTAGGGGTTCTTTATATGGTGAGCCGGATGCGGAATTATTGGAAGATAATCAGAAGATTTTAGGAGCTGTATCACGAGGAATGATCGACCTATTAGGACGTTCTGCCAATGGTCAACAGGGCTTTGCCAAGGGCATGCTAGACCCCCTAAATCGACGTAGATATGAGAATGGTCAGGACTACGAATTCAACCCCAATGTGCAGCCACAGAACGGTCTGATTGAGCATAGATACCCTGAGCTACCTACATCTGCCCTGAGCATGCTCTCGTTGCAGAATCAGGAAGCAGAAGCTCTGACAGGAGTTAAATCCTTTGTTGGGGGTATCTCTGGTGAATCCTATGGTAAGGTAGCTACAGGTATTCGTGGTGCTCTAGATGCAGCATCTAAGCGCGAGATGGCTATTCTTCGTAGATTGGCTCAAGGTATGCAGGAAATAGGCAATAAAGTTATTGCCATGAATGCAGAGTTTTTATCTGAGCAAGAAGTTGTACGTATTACTAATGAAGAGTTTGTAAAGGTAAATCGTGAGGACTTAAAAGGTAATTTTGATTTAGAAGTAGACATTTCTACCGCTGAAGTTGATAATGCCAAATCTGAAGATTTGTCTTTTATGCTTCAAACTCTTGGCAATAAAATGGATCAATCAATTACAATGATGCTACTTGCTGAGATTGCCAAGCTAAAACGTATGCCTATGTTGGCACATAAATTATCTACTTATAAGCCTCCTGAGCCATCGCCAGAAGAAGTTGAGATGCAAAAACTTACTCTGGAAAAAGCACGTAAAGAAATTGCACTACTTGATTCAGAGATTGCTTTTAATATGGCAAAAGCTCAAGAGGCTAGTGCAAACAAAGATATGAAGAACTTGAATTATGTTGAGCAAGAGACTGGCACTAAGCATGAACGTGACTTGCAGAAGCAACGTGCTCAGTCTCAGGGAAACCAGAATCTACAAGTAACCAAAGCACTGACCTCCCCCGTTAAAGAGGGAGAAAAAGCTCCTAATTTAGAAACTGCAATTGGATTCAATCGAGTTAGTGATAGACTTAGCAATGCTGGTACGACTGTCCCAACATTAAGTGGTATGCCCGCTTAATATTATCAATCAACAACCTTTTAGGAATGAACATGTCCCAACATTCACAACAGCTTCGTAGCCTTGAGAAGCAACAATCTGATGCAAAGTGTTTAGTATCTCGCCGCCAAATGGCACTACGATTAGCAGAGAATCCTGATTTCAAGCAACTGATTCTGAAAGAATTCATGGTAGAGGAGGCTGCTCGTTATGTACATACTTCTTGTGACCCTGCTGTCGGTGCTGAAAATCGTGCTGATGCTTTAGCTATAGCGCAGGCATCTGGCCATCTGAAACGCTACCTGTCCATAGTGGTGCAAATGGGCGCTCATGCCGAGCGTGAAATGCGTCAGCTAGATGAGGCTATTGAAGAAATGCGTGCAGAAGGGGGTGAGTGATGGATAACCCACTTGCCATGTCCGACGAGGACATAATCAATATGGAGCCTCCCAAAGTAGAAGTTGAATCTTCTTCTGTTGGTTCCAAAACACAAATAGATGCCTCACCAGACAATAAGTCTGGTGATTTAGAAAATATTGATGACTCTGCTACTAATAACGCAGCTAAAGTTGACGTTATTGAAAATATTTCCCAAGAGCCGGAAACAGAGTCTAAAAAATTAGTAGATAATGAAACTACTAAACCAGTAGATGAATCACCAGTTTTGACTGATTCGTCTGCTAAAGATGCGGATACTCCTACTTCTTCGGATAAATCTAAAGAATCCAAGGAACCCGAAAAAGTTGCTGCCTCACCAGACTACAAAAGTTTTTATGAAAAGATCATGATTCCGTTTAAAGCAAACGGAAAAATGATTGAACTAAAAAGTCCTGATGAAGCAATACAGCTTATGCAAATGGGTGCTAACTACACCCGAAAAATGCAGGAACTGACTCCTCACCGCAAGGTGTTGATGATGCTGCAAAACAATGGCTTGATGGAAGAAAGTAAGTTAGCTTTTCTTATTGATTTAGATAGGCGTAATCCTGAAGCCATCAAGAAATTGGTGAAAGATGCTGGTATTGATCCTTTAGATATAGATACCAGTAAAGACTCTGCTTACCTTGTGGGCAATCACAAAGTCACTGATGAAGAGGTCAATTTTCGCACGGTGTTGGATGACCTAGGCTCCACACCTGAAGGCAAAAATACCCTCCAAGCCATTCACGTGGAATGGGATAAAGCCAGTAAGGAAGTGTTGTGGAAGTCTCCTGAGCTTATGGCAACCATGCACAAGCAACGAGAAGTTGGTATTTATCAAACTATCGTTAATGAAATGGATAGACAAAAAGCATTAGGTAGTCTGACACAAAATACTCCATTTTTGGAAGCATATCGTTCAATTGGCGATCAAATTATGGCTAACGGTGGATTCGACCCGCAAAGCGAAAAACCTAAAGTTGGTGCAGTAATTGATAAGCGTCCTGCTGTTGCGAAGCCTGCTGCCACAAATGGAGAAAAGGCAAGTGCCGCCTCATCTTCCCGTAGTACACCAAAGACTGCAAACACTCTTGTTAATCCCTTGTCCATTCCTGATGATGAATTCATGAAGCAATGGGCAAACCGCGTATAAGGTAAATACCATGTTAAACTACAATGCTCCCGGTTCTGGTGCTCGCAGCGATATTGATTCTGCCAGCTCCAGTCAAATGAATACCTTCTTCTGGCTGAAGAAGTCTATTATTCAGTCACGTAAAGACCAATACTTCATGCCATTGGCCAACGTGACCAACATGCCTAAAAACTTCGGCAAAACCATCAAGGTCTACGAATATGTACCTTTGCTAGATGATCGTAACATCAACGATCAAGGTCTGGATGCTGCTGGTGCTGTAATTTCCAACGGCAATTTATATGGCTCCAGTCGTGACATTGGTAGCATCACTGCTCAGTTACCTACCCTGACTGAAAACGGTGGCCGTGTTAACCGTGTTGGATTCACCCGTATCCAGCGTGAAGGTTCCATTCACAAATTTGGTTTCTTCACTGAATTTACTCAGGAATCTTTAGATTTCGACAGTGATGATATGCTTCGTGATCACCTGAGTCGTGAGTTGATGAATGGTGCTGTGCAGTTGACCGAAGCTGTGTTACAACGCGATCTGTTGGCTGCTGCCAGTGTTGTGTTATATGGTGGTGCTGCTACCTCTCCAGCTACTGTTACTGGTGAAGTAACTCCTGCTGTTCCCGGTGTATCTCCTGAAGTTCCATCATCTATCCTGACCTATCGCAACTTAATGCGTTTGGATCAGATTCTGACTGATAACCGTACTCCTAAGCAGACCACTGTGATCACTGGTTCCCGCATGGTTGATACCAAAACTCTGCCTGCTTGTCGCGTGATGTTCTGTGGCTCAGAATTGATGCCTCATATCAAAGCCATGACCGATCTGTTTGGTAATAAGGCTTTCATTGCTGTTCAGCACTATGCTGATGCTGGTACTGTCCTGAATGGTGAAGAAGGTTCTGTGGACAATTTCCGTATTGTCCAAGTTCCTGAAATGCTGCACTGGGCTGGTGATGGAAAAGTAGTTACCTCTAACCCAGGTTATCGTGCTTCTCTGAAGAATGGCGCCACACGTTACGATGTGTTCCCTCTTTTGGTTGTTGGTGAGGACTCTTTCAGTACCATTGGTTTCCAGACTGATGGGAAGACTGTAAAGTTCTCTGTGATGACCAAGATGCCTGGCAAAGATACGGCTGACCGTAATGACCCTTATGGTGAGACTGGATTTAGTTCTATCAAGTGGTACTATGGTATTCTGATTAAGCGTCCTGAACGCATTGGTATTATCAAGACTGTTGCCCCTGTCTAATTCAATAGACAGGTAATAAGGGGAGTTAAATACTCCCCTTTATTTCTTCAATCAAAACTGGAATAAATTATGGAACAAGATGTTATGTCATCTGTTGATGAATTGAATTTGCTCAAGTCACGAGCCAAACTTATGGGTCTTACGTTTTCCAATAATATTAGTATTGAGACTCTGAGAGAAAAAATTGTATCAAAACAGACTGGCGAACCAGATGTAAAAGATATTGAAATCAATCCCCTTGATATCATCTCTAGTCCTACTTCTACAAAAGTCGTTACACCATCCTTACGTGATTGGCTGCTGGCTTCTGAGATGAAGTTGATGCGTATTCGTATTACTAATCTTGATCCAAAAAAGAAAGATTTGCCTGGTGAGATTTTTACTGTTGCAAATGAGCACATGGGTACTGTCCGTAAGTACGTTCCTTTTGGTGAGGTTACTGATAATGGATACCATGTACCACACTGTATCTATAAAGAATTGGAATCTCGCAAATTCCTAAACATTCGCACTGTTAAAGATGCACGTACAGGCCGTATCAAGGTAGAAAGTGGTTGGGCTAAGGAATTCTCCATTGAAGTCCTTCCAATGCTAACCAGCGAAGAACTAGCCCGCTTGGCGATGACCCAAACGGCTTCTGGCAGCGTCACAGACTGACCTTCCAGATAACTTTTCAAACACTTACCCGTAACCAATCGGGTATTACTTTTTTGGTTCAATGAGGTAGCATATTATGGCTTGTGGTGCAGATACTCTAGGTTCAACATTAATCTCTA